GTACTACACGTACATCTTCGGGCAGGGTGCATTCGGATTCGGGCAAGGTTCCGCTCCAGTTCCCACAGAACTCGACCGTGACTCCCTTGCTGGTGACGACATCCTCATCAACAGGGCGCACTTCCTGTTGCACCCCCGTGGTGTGAAGTGGAATGCCACATCTATCAATGGAAGTTCCCCCACCAATGCAGAGGTTGAGATTGGCACAAACTGGGAGCGTGTATACGACCAGAAGAACGTTCGCATCGTGGCTCTGAAGCACAGGCTGGTCACTGACAACTCTTCTGAAAGCTGAGGAGGGTTGACTAATGGAGACTATCCAAGAAAAACTTGAGAAGCTGAAACAGCACACGTACACCCCGAACTCGTTCTATGATGATCTGACGGACTACATAGACGGGATTGAGGAGCATAGTGGCATTGTTGACGGTTTCATGACAACCGTGGACAATTATATGAGCGACAACAATGATGTCATCGCTCACCTTCTCGCTCTGGTGTCTGGAGACCTCAACATTGTCATTGACGTGCCTCCGCTTGTTGATGTATCGCTCACCGATATGAACGCAGGGAAGGAGACGCAGGAAATCACCATCAAGATGCAGGACAGCGATGGGATTGTGCATGAGACCTTCAACGGTGCTCTTGCAGTATCCTTCGCAACCTCTGGAGCTGGTGTTGTCCGTGACGACCAAAACAGTGCAATCACGACTGTCACATTCGTCAATGGTGTAGCGACATTCACTGCATACTACAGTGGAACATGGGTGAATGACGAGACAGTGACCCTCACCGTAGGGACTGGCGGAAGCCATCTCGGGTTTGCGCTTACCCCCGTTGAACTCCAGATTCTCAGTGTTGAGTCTGCGGAATAAGGAGGTGTTGAATGGGATTGGCAAGTTTCAACAGGATGCGAAGACAGAAACTTGAGAAGCTGACGATACAGGAGCTGAGGAAATTGGCTACTGCGAAGGGCATCAAGGATGTTAACAAGAAGACCAAGCAACAGCTTGTGATGGAGTTGACATAATGGCTATAACTACGCTGGAGCAAGTGAAAGCGGTGCTGGACATAACCGGTACCGACAAGGATTCGGTAATCACCGCATTGATTCCCATGGTGGAAGAGGACTATCTTTCCCTGCGGAACAAGGCGTTCGATACCGATGATGACGGTGCTACTGTCTATCCTACCGGAGCCTCCATGACTGCTATCAGAATGATAGAGTACCATCTGGTCGGGAAACCGATGAATGGGACAGCAGGAACGGTTATCTCGGAGTCCTTGTCACGCTACAGCGTATCATATGCCAACCTCGTGAAGATGTATCCGGATAATATCATCAGTGGTATCAAGCGATATGTGGGGTTCGTATGATTGAGAGATTTTACCGAATGACAGGTGAGATTCACAGGAAGACGAAAGCCAGCGATGGAATGGGCGGTTCCACCACCTCATGGGTTGCCATAATGACAAGCCGTGGGGTGCTTGATTTGGCAAGTGGTAATGAGATCTACAAGGCATCGAAGATTATGGCAGAGGCTACGCATACGTGGTTCTGCCAGCCCTTGACCTTGCTGATTGAAGACCCTGCCGAACAAACATCATACTTCGGTGTGCCGTTCCAAGCCTCGCCTTACGGGTCCGCCATGCCAGCACTCATTCTGAACACCGACAGGCTTGTGGTTGATGGAATCAATTATGAGATATTGTATGTTGACGACCCGATGAACATGGGTCATCATCTGGAAATAGCAGTGAGGAGGCTTGAAAGTGGTCAAGTATGAAAGCTTCGTTGACGAGGTGAAGAAACAGCTTGAGAAACGACAGCGTAGAGCCTTGGAATCTGCAAGTCAGTTCGTATTGGGTGAGACTTCACTTCGATGCCCTATCGATACAGGGAATCTGAAGGGTTCGTATCACCGTAAAATCGATATGTCGGAGCTTGTGGCGTATGTGGGAACAAACGTTGAATATGCTCCCTATGTCGAATTCGGAACCGGAATCTTTGCGGAGAATGGACAGGGGAGAAAGTCGGCTTGGGCATACCAAGACGATGCAGGGAATTGGAGAGTGACAAGGGGAGCCAGACCCCAGCCTCATCTACGACCTGCCTTTGCCGATAACCGTGACAGGATTCGGATGTTGATAGAAAGGGAGTTGAGAGGATGAACGAGGATATCCGCAAGATCGTATATCAGAGATTGACACAGGTTTGTGCCAACGTGTATTACGAGGATGTTCCCCATGATTCCCTGCTCCCCTATATCGTGTTCAGCTTCCCGAATGATGGTAGGGTGTACAAGAACCAAGTCGTATCTGATCTACAGGTTGACATCTACGATGTGGACCGTGACGGATACAACGTGTCGAGAGAGATAGACAGGATGGTGAGGGAGGTTGAGCGACAGCTTGACTACCAATCGTTCTTGGAGGGGGAAACCTCGTTCTGGTTCAAGCGAAGGACTAGGACAGCGATACCATTCCCCGACGACGTGAACATCTGGGCTCGCCAGCTTGTCTTTGAAACCAGAATCTATAGGAGTTAATTATGTTAGTACCAGAACAAGTTGAGAAAATCATGCTTGATACAGGTGCGGTATTCGTGAATGGGTCCCTCATCGCTCCCTGCGAAGGTGACAACACCTTTGTGGTAGAGCGTGAATATCGGGATATCCCATACAACGGAGCACCCGGCAAGACCAAGGGACTCAAGAGGATTATCCGTGAGAACGCAACACTCACCGTACATCCGAAGGGCCTCACCCAAGCAATGCTCAACATGGCATTGCCTGCTGTACCCGAGAGCGACACAGCACTTGAAGGCGGTGGCCGTAGACTCACCACGGATGCCTCGTACATCGATTCTGTTGTCCTTGTAGGGAACATGAAAGATGGGACTACGAAGGTTATTACCATCTACAACGCTCTAGTCGACAACGGACTGTCCATCACTGCAAGTGAGGATTCCGAGGCGATTCTGGAGCTTGCGTTCTCTGCCCATTACAATCCGTTGGACCTCACCGAGCCGATCTACAAGATTGAGGACGGTGTTGTCGCAGGGACTTCGACTGTCACGTTCACCATCTCCGGTGGTTCTGGCGGTGCAACCGTGAAGTTTGCAGGAAGGACTGTAGCGGAAAGTGGAGGGACTGCAGTGTTTGAGGGTGTCGCCTATGGGGACAATCGGCCATATGAGGTTCACGAGGATGGATACGATTCCGTATACTCTTCGGTAACAGTCGATTCAGCTACTGAGG